GTTCCCCTTCGTTTTGATAGTGTGCATGTGGAACATTGATATTGATTTCACCGCTTCCAACTTTAGTATTTTGATACATAGCGTTTATCATTTGCATATCATTATCTGCTGGCATATATTTGTCTGCATTGCTCATAAATACACTATCAATAACTTTCTGTGTTCTACCGCCATCGAGTCCATATTTATCTATTATTTGCTGTTTTTGTATACCACTAAAAGCTACCATATAATCTACCTTCATATCTATTCTCCTGTTACTTCCCAATGTTTCATATCCTCAGAGCCATAATCTGCTGTTGATATTTTAGTTATTTTCATTACTTCCGGATATTCCTCTAACAGATTAGTAATAGTAGTCAAATTATTGACTATACCTTTTGCTAAGTAATCCTCATTTTTAAGTGTCCACCCCTCTTGATTATTTTCAAATTCTTTTGGCGTTTGATATTTTTCTTCACTCATTAGTATCATTGCATAATACCCATCATTCTTTCTTATTTGAGTACCATTTATTGATATACCATCGTCTGAACTCCAAAAACCTTTTATATAGTTCACTTTATACTTATTAGCCTTTGCTTCTTTATCATAATATTTATTTATTACTGTTATATCTTTATCAAACATAGTTTATTCTCCTATTTAAAAGTCCTGTACTCCATAAATAATTGTACAATTCTTCTTCTATGAGCTTATTTACATTTTCATTGGATACTTGTTCTTGCAATTCTTTATATGATGTAGTTGCATAGTTTTTAGAATAGTCTTTTACTTTCTCTGACGTTATTATCTTGTTTGCCTTACCATCTGACATTGAGTTCAATACTTTTTTCTTATTTTCTGTATCATATAAGATGTCAATAACTGAACAAGTAGCCATTTTTACTTGTTCAGTATAATCTTGATTATTATAATTTTTATAGTCTCGATTCATAATAAACTTGTTTATTTGGCTACTTGCTTTTAATTCAATTCTTTCAAATTCTTCGTGAGGGACGCTATTCCCTTTAAAGGTATCTGTATAATAGTCATAATCTACTATCATTTATATCCCTCCTTATTTTTAGGCTGCTGATGTTACTGTATGTTTTTTTACAATTAATTGTTTTGGGCTATTTACTTTAAAAGCTGTGTTATATTCTACTTGTGCTTTTGTTCCAGCAAAGTTCTCGCTATCTCTTAATCTATAAACTTCAAAGTTATCAAGTATAGATGTTGCTTCATTTGAACCTACTATGAAATCAATTCCTGTTAAGTCTACTGTTTTTAGTGTATTACTTGAGTCATAGTATTTTGCTTTTGCCTTATCAAATGAATTACATTCTAATATTGAAAGACCAAATCTTTTCATTAATTCACCAGATTGCACAGCTGGGTCCATAACTTGTGCTAGTCCTAATTTATTCAAAAGTATAGAATAAATTGAAGTTGAAACCATAGCGAAATTTGCTTTCCCTTTATTATCTTTTATCTCTTTTCTTAATGCTGTTAATATGTTTATTGCATTGTCTTCTGTTACTTCTGTGTTATCCTTGTTTGATGTCCCTTCTGTTGCCATACAAGCTAATCCTGAGTATTGTCTACCCTCTTTAGTCATATTTAGTGCATCTGATAAATATTCTTCACCCATTGAAAATGCAACTGCACTTGATTGTACTCCATATATTTTTCTTGATTTTTGGAAATTATTATTGAATACGATTGGAATTAAATCATCCTTTGCTTTTTCATCCTCAAAATCCCTTCCTGGTGTTCCAGGCTCAACTTCTTTTCCAGTGTCTAATTTATGTACCATTATCTGACCTGCTGGCCCTAATTGATATTTATCTGTATAAGTAACTCCTGGTATTAAAACAGTATCACTGTATAAGTTTGGTTCGATACCTGCTGAAAATTTAGTATCTACGTTTTGTTCTCCATATAAAATTGGCATTTTTATTTCCTCCTATTTCTTATTTTTTATAATAAGGATTATTCGCATATTTTTTATCTAAGTATGCTTTCCCTTCGTCTACAACTGCATTATTTGACTGTCCTTGAGAAAAACCAGTTGTAGTAATCTTTTTCTCTTCTTTGTTTGTTAGCTTATTATTTGCTAAATATGTTTCTAGGTTAGTTTCAAAATCTCCATCCATTTTATTTAATTTAAATTGAATAAACTCTGCTGTATCATAGTCAACTCCTTTTTTCATAATTTCTATAATTTGAGATTGACTGTTTCTATCACTTTCAAGATTTTGTACTCTAATTAGTTCTTCTTTCTGTTTTTCCTCTGCTGTCTTTTGAGACTCTTTCCACTCATTAAATGCTTTTAATTCATCTTCACTAGGCATTTTATTTCTTTCTTTTGCCATAATTGCATTTACCTCTTCTTGAGTAAAAGTCTTCTCACTTGGTTTTGCCTCAGTTTTATTAACAGGCTGAGTAACTGTCCCCTCAGTTTTTTGTGTGTTAGTAGTAGGCTGAGTAACTACTCCTGTGTTATTTGTTGCACCTGTATTTGCAGCATTATTTGTTCCTTGATTTTCGTTTTCCATAATTTAAACCTCCATTTTTATTCTTGGGTAATAAAGTAATTCCCACACCTTTATTATTCTTTACCGTCTGTAATAAAGTAAAAAGACAGATAAAAATAGAAGTCCATATTTGAACTTCTACTATTATTTTATTTATATTTTTATACTTTCAATATCTATGCTAGTGCATTCTTTCAAGTATTCTACATTGCTTTTGTTTTTAAGTAATTCCTTTATCGCCTTATTAATATGTTTATTGTTAATAGCTATTATATCATTTACAGTATCATATCTTTCCCAGTTGTATATTATATCTAGTTCTTCAATATGTTCTACGACTTCACCTATATTGAATATTAAATTCGTCATATATTCTGTATTTAAAATCATACATGTAAATGTTTCAATATCACTACTCATTTTTTATTATTAATACCTTTCTATTATAAATATTATAGTATTTTTTGTTTTTTATCTTTATCCCATCATATCCTTTTAGCATATATATAAGTGAGCGTTCTTTTTCATAAACTTTTCTAAGTTCTGGAGGAAGACTTTTTGTTATTTCTGTTGTACTTCTTATATAATCAATCATCGAATTAAACTCTAGTATATTGGCATCTTTACATAATTTTGCATTTATTACAACATCTTTTCCATTTCCAAAGGTATAACTCAGTTCTTCTTCTGTTGACTTTTCGCCAAAATATATTCCTCTACCGTATTGACTATTCTGCATATCGCTGTATTGTATATCTCCATATAGTGTATTGTTGTACGCTTCTTCTGCGGTAGTTTTTTTATAATTTCTTAAATATCTAACTATTTCTGTACCTTCCTCTTTGTCATACTCACTTTTATTAACAATTATTGGTTTATTGTCCATTTTTAATAATTGAGATGCTCGTTCTTGAATATTATTAGATTTCATAGCATCATACTCTTCTACATTAATGCCTAATTTGTTTAACAAGTTGTTTGTAGTTATTATATCATCATTTTTTACTTTTGTCACTCTTTCTACGTTTTCTCTTGTAAAATCCCTTCGTAAATCATTATCTTCTGTAAACTTCTTAGCCCTTAATTGCCATTCCTTTACTTTATCCTTGCACTTTTTGTAATATTCTTTGTCTTCTGCATTCTTGAATATTCTTTCCTTCCTTTTCCATTTTCTTATGCCTCTTTCTATGTATCTTTGTTTTTGACTTAGTTCATATTGCTTTGTGACTTCTTCTAGTGATATTTTCTTTAGCTCATTTCCTCTAGCTGTTCCAAAGTATGGTATAGGATAGTGTTTACAGTTTGCCCCACCCATTCCATCTACTTCTCCTAGCTTTGTAATCTTCACTAAGTCTTGTCTTTTTATTATTGTTCCTTGCCATGGAAAATGAGTTGGTCTGCATTTTATATGCTCCGATAAATACAAATATTCAACCTCTAATTCCTCTGCTACTGACTGATTAATATTATTTACTAGATTATGATTAGCTGTCATTAATTCCCTC